TGAGTTCGTCTACGTTGATGTAGGTCAGATTACCTTGCACAGTCAAGTTGCCTGTCACAGTGGTATCCGTGTCTATATAGACCTTCTGCACAGGAGGATCTATAGTCTGGATATAATAATCACCGTCGATTCTTTTGTAAGTGGTCATAGCACGCCCTTTGTACTATTTAGCAGTGCTTGGAAATCCGAGATTTCCAAGATTTTGAGATTACGGGCATCTGCCAGCATAGGAGCATGGGCGCTTTCTTTGCCCATCACACGTATGAATTGTTTGCCGGGATGATCATTGCAGATCTGCAGGATCTGGCGCATCCAGTTGCCAGCAAAAGTTGGAGGATCTGTGCTTTTCTTGTAAAATTCTGTGTCAGCAAATACATTGTTGAACTCACCGTTGGTAGTGCCCAAGTCGAATCCCAGCATATAGATAGTCTCATACCCATCTCTGCAGGCCAATCCCACTGCGTTGGGTCCTGAGCTGAATCCCATGTAGGGTTTGTGGAGATGCAAGGCTCCAGACTCTGGTTCCGGACGACGTGTATGGAAACGATGTTTGAGTGCGTAGCCAGAATTCTGTATGGTCAATGCTATGGGACGATCTGTGGCTACCAGCACATCTGGAGCGAACTCTCTATAGATAGCATTACAGGCATAGATGGGACCGTGTCGCCGGAGTTGTTCCGGATCAATTGCCTGGCGGCTGCGTCCATTGCCTAGTACGAATGCTGTGGTCATAAAAAATCCTCCCTGTATGTAGCAGGGAGGATCTGATCAAAGCACAAATTACGAAGTGTAATTCTCAACGATAGCCAGTTCGGATGTACCGTTCTGGACGATCGAAGTACCTGTGAGGTTGCTACCAGATTTGGTCACTGTGCCTTCGTCTGTGAAGAAGTTGGCAACATATTGACCTTCGCCGGAGTAGTTTACCACGCCTGCGTTGTCTCCGCTGTCAGCGTAGCTACTCAGTGCTGTACCGGCAGCATTGGCAAAGTTAGTCCAGTTCAAGAGCCACTTGTTGGTGAGCTTAGAGATCGCTACTTCGGTAGAGTCATTGGTGTTGAAGTAAGAGATGCTCATCAGTCCAGCTGTGGGTGTTAGATCGCTTGTGAGCACACAGACACCAACAGCATTCACGCGACCCGTGCCCGTGTTGGCAAGAGCGGCTGTGGCTGTGAAGATAGTGCCAACCACAGGTGTACCAATCACACCGTAGCTGTTCCAGTCTGTATCTCCGACCACTGTGATACGATAGGCCGAACCCGAAACTAGAGCTGTGCGAGCCGTAGTTCCTCCCACTAGATACTTGTGAGAACCTTTCTGGCGGATGATGTAGCCATCTTCTTCGGCAAAGCCTGTGATGAACACACGAACTTTCACACGAGGATAGGTAGCAGAAGTGGCAGCAGAACTAGCTCCACCAACTACGCCCAAGAACTGTGTGCCGTTCAGCGTGGGAGGTGTGTTGATCACTGGTACTTCCAACGAATCAAAATTTGGAAAACCCTGGTCCACCGCCACAGCGGCAGCAGGTGTATTAGCAGATGTACTGTTAGGATATGTGACACCTTGAGCGGTGCCGTATTTTTGGATTTTGAGAGGACGTCCCATTTGTTTTCTCCTTATAGAAGTCCAATGTGGGTTCTAGCCACTACGCGGTGGTATCCGCATAAAACACATTATTGTGTTGACTAGTATTTATGGTTCAATTGAGATATCACTGGTTCCAGCAGTTTTTTCTCTACGTTTCCTGAATGGAACCAATGATAATTGTGTTCTATATGGAAGCGATTCTGATGCCACCAATCTCTAGTGTCTTCACGATGTGATTTGATGATGTCAACTATCTGATGGAATCTACTGCCAAGATTGATCTTGGTATCATAATGATCTTCAAAGGTATGAAATCCCAGATCTCGCAACCAGGCCAACGTGTTTGGTGCTCCGGCTACCAAGAACAATTGACCAGCGGCTATGGGTTTCCAAATCTTTTCGCTGGTAAAACTGATCACTCCAGATGTTTCGGTAACTACATTACACCAAGCATCTTGATATGCTGGATGGCCTATGGTATGATCATTGTCGCCTAAGATTTCTCCGTCCCAGCTCAAGGGAAAATCTTTGAGATTACGCATGCAGAGTTCTGCTATCTCCTGCCCAACAAGATCTGCCAATCCTCGGTACTGATAGGAATTGATGATATGCCCTTGATAAGGACAACGATCATAAAAGCTGTAGATAAACCGATCTAACAGCCCTTGTTGTTTGATCAGAGTGTATAGAACCAATCTGTGCCAGGTTGGATTGCGATTGAGACAGCTGAAAGCATGAGATCTTTCTCTATCATTCCATGCAGGTAAATTCTGTTTCTTGAACACGAACAGCCAGCTGGGATAGTTTATTTCAACAAGATGTGTGTGTTTGTGCAAAGAAAACTGGCTCAGTGCTAGATATGTTGGAATACCATGCGTTTGAGCAAATTGATCTAGGATCGCTGTTTTCTCTTTGTAGTCTACTACTGGATCTTGCGTACCATCAAATATGATCTGTTGGAATCGGATCTGATCTGCATCAGCACTGTCTAAAACATCTTGCGTATACTTGGCTAAATTTTGAGCTGATACTAAATTTATATCAATGACCAATGTTGGAATATGCACATGTTTCAGCAATGGTTCATAGTGTTGTTGTGGATTGCGCTCAACAAAATCAAAACGAGAAGTATTGAAATTGTAACGCCAATGTAGGTCTTGCATCCCAATACTTATCGGGGATTTTTTACCACAAGGCTATGTTGCTTTGGTACAGGTATTGTTTTGGCAACAACATGCCCTACGGGATTTCCCACCGGAGGTCGTGGTTTCGTTGCTGGAGTTCCTAAACCAAAGTTGATCCTTGCTATCATAGAGATATTTAGTGGCCAACAAAAAACCCGCCGGAGCGGGTTTTTTGAAAGGTTGTTGCTCTCTGATTAGGAGAACGACAGGTTCGAAACAGCGATCTCGCCAACATAGTCACCAGCGTTACCGAACGAACTTGCAGTGTTTGTAAGTTCGATGTAACCGTAACGTGTCATGAATGACACGACTGGTTCGAATGTTGTAGGATCAAGCACGACACCACTTGACATCAATGGGATGTATGGGCAGTAGAACGCGGCTGCGTCTGTCTCGCTTGCACCTTTGTAGCCAACCAGCACAGGTGTGCTGTCGTTTGCGTAGCTGTCGCAGAACACACGCATAGCGCCATTCAGTGTACCAACAAACTTGGTGTTTGTAGGAGCTTCGAATGTGCCTTCTGTGGTACGAGCAAAAGCTGATGTGGTAGCAGACTGCAGAACAGTCAGCGAAGCGGGCGAAACAACTGCCCAGTTACCAGCACCACGACGTGTACGCTGAGCGATCAGGTTAGCAACACGGTTGATCAGAACTGCCAGAGCGGCGTGTTCGTCACCAACGAATGTAGCTGTACCCGAAACGGTAGCTTGGTTGTATGTGAACTCTGTAGCAGCCAGAGTACGCAGGCTCAGGAGGATCTCCTGGTCAATTTCAGCTGTGATTTCTTGAGCCAAAGCAGCCATGATCTCTGCTTCGATGTCAATACCATGCATAGCTTGTGCGTCTTGGGCAGCTTCAAATGTCCAACGTGCTTGCAGTTTACGTGTACGAGCTTCAACAGCTTGCTTCAGGATCTGCACAGAAATTTGCTTACCACCGTTGCCTTCAAGAGTAGCAGTAGCGGCACCAGTGTAAGCTGTTGCTGTTCCTGTGTCCTTGGGCACTGTGGAGTAAGCCTGAGCGATCTTGAATGGGCTGAGGGCTTCCTCACCTGCTGTAACCGAAGTTTGAGCAGCTGAGTTGTCAGTCAATGACTGAGCATAACGCACACGCAGAGTGTGGATCTGGCCAACGGGGCCGGTCATGGGCTGAACACCAACGAGTTCGTTAGCAATAACAGTAGGCATGACTCGACGGATCACAGGCAGGATCACACGGTTCAGTGTTGCGATGTTACCTGAAACTGTAGAACCAGCACTTGCGTTCTCTTTCAGGTACT